AGGTCGTTCTTAATGATTGCCTTGATAGCATTGAGTTGCTCCTCTGCTTTGTCCTCCTCTGGGTCTTGCTTACTTGCCTCAACCTTATCAACGAAGTAGCCCTCAATAGAGAAACCCTTAACCTTACCATTCTTTACATAGTCATTCCAAATCTCATCGTTGTGAACCTTCATACTGACCATCCAAGTGCCTACAGGTAAATCCATACCATACATCTTGCTCTTGTCTTGCTCACCTTCTATAATCCAACTCTCTACAACACTTAATCCTGTGATGTCTATTTGGTGTTCTAATGTGGCTTTGTTTTGATTGCCGTTGATGAAGAATAATTCACTTGCCTTTCTAACCGTGTCTTGCGAGAAGTAGATGTAATACTCATCTTCACCGCTTCTACGATAGATAGGCTTATTAGGTACAAGAGCTGCACCCAATAGAACACGCTTGTCCTCGTCAATGGTTTTTAATTCTACACGCTCCTCTTCCTTGAGGGCTATGAAGTCCTCCTCAATAGCAGGGGCTTCTACGATACTGATGGCTTGGATACCTGCTTGGAGGCTCTCCTCATCTAATAATAGTTCTACGATTCTCATTATGGGAATGATACTTGGTTAATTCTGTTTCTATCTAATTCTTGTTGTGAGGTAACATCACTACCTACTACATAGGCTTTTACTGGGTTGTTGCGTAATGATTCTAATATAGCATTCTGTCCTGTAGAACCTACAATGTTAAAAGATGGAGATTGGGGTTCGGATATGTTACTATCCAAACTCCCAACTCCCCCTCCGAATTGCGTGGCTTGTATCGTTTTAATCTGTGCAATACCTGTTGCAAGGGCTATACCTGCCTTTACAAAGTTCGCTCCCGTAAGGGCATCTTGTGGTACTGCTAATTGTGCGGTAACCGCTTGTGCGGTATTTACTACGGCTTGTGCAGTCTGTAGTTGTTTGTTTCTTTCAAAGGCTTTCTCGGCAGATGCCTCGTCATCTTTAGCGAAGGCTTCATTAAGTTGCATAACTGCATCAAAGCCTTGAGAGGTTAAATCAAAGTTCTCTTGGATATTATCTCTACGGAGTTGTGCTTGTTCTGCTGCGTTTTGTTTTATAAAAGCATTTAACTCTGCTTCCAGAGCCATTCTCTCACCATAAGCCTCTTGGTACTCAAGAGTACCCTCTTTCAGTTTAGATAGTTCCTCGTCAAGTACATATAGCCTTGCATTACCTAACCCTGTTTCAAGTTTCAATTGCTCTTGTAGAGCCTTCATTCTATTACCCATTAAAGAGATGTCACTCTCTCTCTCAATGCGGAACTGCTCTTGACCTTGCTCGTGAATCATTCGTTTAAGGTCGGCTTCCTCCCTTATCAACGAGTTCTTATTCATTTGGTATTCGGACATCTGCCCTTCAATACGCTCTTGAATATCTATCTGCTCGGTTTGGGCTTCTAATAAGGCAAGGTAGTTCTCATTGTTATCGTTAAGCTCATACATCGTTTGAGCAACCTGTAGCTTTTTATAAGCCGCTTCCTCTTCCTTTATTAACTGCTCACCAAGAATGCGATTCAGTTCTTGATTGGCGGCTATCCTATCAGCTATACTTAAACGCTCATTGTCTCTTATTTGTCTTTGTCTTTCAGCAAGTATTTGTGATTCTAATTGCAGTTTGTTTCTTTCTGCATCAGCAATCATTGCTATCTTCTGGAGTTCTACAAACTCTTTAGCTTGTGCCATACTATCAGTAAGTGCTGATGCAAATTGTGACCAAGACTTATTTTGAATTGCCGCAATAATACCATTGAATGCAAAGATTAGAGTCTGTAGAGCAACGGCAAAACCATCAGTAACTCCTTGATTGGACTTGACCACATCTTTAAACAATTGGAAGCCCTCAATAACAAGACCAATACCTGCTGCCTTAATAGAAAGACCAAGACCCTTAAATCCTGCCGACATAGAGTCAATACCCTTCTTCGCATCTTTAGCATTGTCACCAACATCCTCTACAGAGTCAGCAATGTCATCTATGCTATCGGATGTCTTATTGGCTTGTTTTTGAGACTGCTTTAAGAGGTTAATTAACTCTTGTAGCTTTGCCTCAAGACCAGAAAGGTCTGCCCCAATAACTATGTTCTTCTCTATCGCCATTTGCCTAATGCTTCTTTAAGAGTACGAGGGTATTGGTACTTGCCTTTGGCAGTCCTTACATCCTCATCTCTTTCGTTAGTCTCCTTGAGAGCCTTTATAAGATAACCTAACTTGCTATACATCGTTGAGTAATTCCATTTGTGTCTCACCTGTAGATAGGTTTAACTTCATTTGGTTTATGATGTAGTTTCTTTCATCTATCGTCAACTTGTCGTTGATTTTAAGAGCCAACATCAAGCCTAAAGGCAACTGTCCACTATATTGGAATACTCGTCTGCTCGTGTCATACAAGTCTGTGATGTAGTCCTTCCAATAAGTGTTGTATAATCCTGTAGCAAACCCTTGTAATAAGTAAGGGTCTACCTCCGTACCGAAGTTCAAGGTCTTGGTTACTGATTCCGCAGTTGCGTTGTTTACATTGCCCACTTGCCAAAAGTCAGTAAAAGGGAAATGGTCTCCATCCATATTCACATAGCTGAAAGACTCATTGCCTCTTATATTACCTGCTACATAGAAGATAAGTGGTTGACCGATGTATGGCTCAATCTCTCTTGTGATACTCTTACCTACACCTATTGTAGTTAACGCACCTCCGCTTTGGTCGGACAATCTTTCAAAGAGCATATGGTCAAAGCCAACCTCAACACTAAACTCCTCTCCATCAAATGTGAAGTCGGCTCGTAAATCGCCATAGCCAATGTCATTCTGCAATCTAAACTGCTCACCTAATATTGCTTCTGTTTCGTTGTACTTAAAATTGATTCTACGATAGAGCGATGGCTTACGGATAGTGATTTCTTCTGTATCAATGTATTCCGTAACATCTCTTGTAGTGCCTTCTGCATACCAATCGTCTAAAGGTTCAATATCGTATTTACTATTTCCTACAGGAACTATAACCAAGTTGAAAGCCCTTACAAGGCTTCCTATAAAGTCGCTTACCTTCTGCTCTGGCAGTTGGTCACTAATGACTACATCAGCCGTGTAGGTTTGTGTAGCTGAAGTAGAAGCCGTTGCAATGTTTACAGGTGTAGTGATAGGAACAATAACAAACGATGCGGTAACTGCCGTTAGGTTTATTGCACTTGCATCCCAAGCTGATATAGGTGAGAACTTAATTTGAAATACATCACCATCGTTAGGGTTGGTTATAAACCTTACAGTTGCATTACCTGTATCCTCCTTCTTTGTATTGAGTTCCCCATTAACATATAAGGAAATAGCATAGTTATCAGTAGAGGTTACGGCTACATCTATGTAGTCCATATCTGTCATACTTGACTGACTAAATGTAAACTTGTCTGTAGTAGTATTAAATCCAGAGCCTGTTGCACTCGTAAAGTTTATAATCTCATTAGTGCTACCATTAGGTTGGTCTTTGAACATATAACCTGCTCTCCTATGACACCACATAAATAGTTTGCCAAAGTCAGCAGAAGCAAAGAAGTCACTTTGAAACTCTATACTATACTTCGCCTCTATCGCATCTATAATCTTCTGCAACTTAATTGCAGGTTTTAAGTCGTAGTAGAATACTCCGTGTTCAGGGTGTCCACTATGGTAGTAGATGTTACTTGGAGTGTGGTCGTTTCCTACGGAGTTGTAATACCAATTAGCAACAGGTGATATGAGAGGATAGATAATAGCATTATCCGTACCACTCACATAGGAGTTAAATCCTGTTGCAATGTTCGTGTCATTGTAGGTGTGGTCTTGAGCTGATAGGTCAAGGTCGTTAAGTTTATCCTCACCAAAGGTATCCTTCAAGGAAGTGACATTACTATAGAACCCTACTTGATATGCATAGGGTTGACTATCCTTGATTTGTACACTCTCCAACTCTAATACACCTGTTCTAAATAAGTTGTTGTTCACCTCTATGAAAGAGTCTACTCTCACATTAGCATTGAACCCACCATAGATGTCTACATTATAGTAGTGCTTAAAGATTGCATTGTTCGTAGGAGATGCAGGTATAGTAAAGCTATTGGTGAAGTCACCAAAGACCTTTGAGATGTCCTTAATGTTCTGTACACTCAAGTTTATCTCTATACTCTCCTCTTGGAATAGGTCACCTCTTTGACCATCAATGTAAAGGTTTACTCTATACATACCTTGTGTCAAATGCTTCTTCTACCTCAATGATGTAGTTAATCATTTTATCATTAACTGACTTCTGTAAGTTCAATGAGTTGGTAGTGACATTGACAGGTAGACCATCTAACATTACACGCTCACTCATTAACATCTGCTCCATAATAGTATCGTAGTCCTCACCTACCCAACCTGTGTTGAGGGTGAAGCGTTTTCTACCATTGGTGTTTATGCGTTGGTACTTGTGAGCAGTCGTGTCGTAGGTGAACCCTGTAGAACCACTACTACCTAAAGACTTTCTGTACTCATTCGTAGTTGTGCTTATTGTAGAGTCACTTCTTTTAAAGAAGGTAACACTCTCCCATACACCATTCTTGTTTACGAACTGCATAACGCTTGGTGAATACTTGCTCTCACAAGTTGGGTAGAATCTACGAGTGTCTAATGTCGTACCATCCTTGTCCTTTAGGTTGAGGTCGTAGTAATTTACATAGGTCAATGGCTCACCTACACTACCTAACCAAGTAGTAAGGTTGGTAACACCACAAGGTAGTAGCATCACTCTCTCCTCTGCTTGTAGCCCTTGTAGTTGTGCTTCAGTAATAGGTAAGTCTACATTGTAGCCACTATCCCCTAAATACTCTACTTTGTGTAAACCGATATTTGCACAAGCACTACCTCCCTCAACAGTACCACCATCTGCAATAACTCTATCCTTATACGCCCAATAGATGTCATAACCCTCACCCCACTTACCGAGATATACAGGCACGACCTCATTACCAGAGTCCTTAATGTATTTAACTGCATTTACACTTGCGAATCCTTTGTTCACCTCTTTGTTTGCTGCCTCAATGAATATGTGGTAGCCATTACTTGCCTCAAAGATTTCCGAGCTTCCTGTGACATTAACCGTTACAGGTGGGTCTGCTTTGTTTTGGTAGTTGATTGTGTAATCTATCTGCACCCATACTACACTACCATTAGGTGCGAAGGCTACAGTTGTACCATCAAGGTTCTTGTAAGCATTAGATAGGTACTCTTGTACCATAGGAGCAAGGTCAAAGGATACATCAGTTCCTGCAAAGATGTCTCTAAATAAAGTGTATTGTGCAGAGGCAGGTCTGGAAGACCTTGACCCCTCCCATATGTATACTTCAAACTCTACATCTGTTAGAGATGAAGCAAGGGCAGAATACCCTGCCGTAACATATATTGGGCTTCTTGCTCCTACTAAACTTGTTGGTGTGATTATACTCATCGCTTGGTAAATTTCAAAAATTCATCTACATCCATAGAGACTGCTTTGAGTACCTCTTGAGGTAGCTTCTCATACTCTAATCTAAATGGTGCTTGAAAGAACTCACTCTTTGGAATCCCTCGTTGTTTAATACTTCTTGATATTAGGAAGGCTGCCCTGTCAAGGTTCGCCTCTGTCTGCTTCACAAAACTCTTGGTCTTTAGGTCTCTTGCCTTGACTTTCTTTTGAGCCATCCAAGTTCTTATAGAACCCTTTGGAGGTTGCTTACCATCAAAACCAAATCTACTTCCATTAGGCACTTTGTACTTCGTACCATCTACCCCCTCATCAATGTACTTACCATAGTCCTCCATAGTGAAAGACATAAGTAAGTGTACTCCTGTAGTGATTGAGTAGTCTAAACTATCCTTTAACTTTCCAGAGCTTACTTGTCTTCGTCTCTTTTTCTTACCATCATTATAAGTGATAGTACGAGTAGCACCAAGATTAAGTCTCGCTGCTTTGATTACCCTCTCGGCAAATTGCCGTAAGACTCTCTCTGTATTTTCACTTACTACGGACAAGTGGTAATTGTATTAGCAATGTCTATAGACAAGGTTAGATTCCAACCTACCAATAGATTCTCAAACCTATCCTCAAAAGGTTCACAACTTGGTGTACCATTGAGTTGGTATTTGTCTTGCATTAAGTCACCTCTCTTTAGTTGGCTTACTAAATCGTTAGCCGTTAGGAGTTGGGTGTTTAGAATGTCTTGTCTGTTATCTACCCCATAGAATATTTCTGCTTCATCTCTTGGGTCTTCCTTACTCACATCTGCTACATCCATAAACAGGATGCTCATAGAGTAGGTTATGCCAATGTCATTGAAGGTCACACTATTTATCATAATATGTGACAAAGGGAATATAGTCTGCTTGTTGAGGTCTACCTCAAAGATGTCACCTTCTGTAACGGTGTTCACCTGCTTGTTAGCAATGAGGTGTTCTCTAATCTTGGTTGTTATATCGTAGAAACTCATAATAAGTTAACCACCTCTTTGAGTTAGTGTTTAAGCATCTTCTTTTCTACATCTGCTTTCTCTTTGTCGTATATGAGTTTGGTAAGACATTGCCTCAAGGGTAGGTTAGTTATAGAATCATATCTTGAAGCATCACCTCCTGCAAGGTGGTCTACGCTTCCATACCATCCCCACTTCCTTGAAAAGTTAGCGGAGGCTGAAAGGTCGGTGTCTCCCCCTCCTGTGAAGAGGTCGGGGTACTCTTCAATAACTTGTTGCTTAAACGATAAAAAAAAAGCGTTGCACCTAATGCAACATCTAAAGGAAAGTCCGAATATCCATCCGTACCATTGTAAGGTTCTACCTCGTAGAAGTCTCCCTTCTGCTTTGTAATCGGTCTATACAAGACCCCAATAGTTTTATGTAGGCTCTGCATATCGGCAAGGTAAGCATCCAAGTCTATGTACTCCCCAAAGCTCATCTCCTCCAGATTAGGAATGAACCCATACTCTCTGCCTCTAAAGGTCAGTCTTCTTGTGAGTGGGTGCTTGGCACTTATCATAGTGAAGATGTCGCTACCTATCTCCATTATATCGTCTGCCTTCATAGCATAGGCTACCTTGAGAGGTATGTTAGCAAATATCTCTAATGCCTTTAGCATTGTGAAGGTTTCATCTCCTTCAACCTTGAGGAACTTTTGGTACTGCTCAATAGTCAGTTCCCTTGCACTCTCTGGTAACTTAATAGTGACCTCCTTACCTAACTGCGTATGTGCCATATGTCTTGTTCTTCTTTCTATTGTAGTTGCACAATGCCAAGCTCATCACCGTGTCATCGTGTAGCCCCGTAGGGTGTCCGTATCTAATGCTTCGTGTCTTTGGGCTATACTCGTATGTGAAGTAGCTTAACTCGTTGTATAAGGGACTGAATAATTCTTTTGATGGTATGTGTACACTCACCTCGTTAAAGTCCAATATAAGCCCCTCTATGATTTCGTTCTTGCTTTTGTTCGTAGTAACGAATGGATGGGTGTTTGCATACTGACTCTTTATCTGCTCAAAGATAGGGTCACCTACACCATTCACCTCAACCATCAAAGAGGCATTGTACTGCCTCACCCTCTTCACTACCTCTGCAATCATTACTGACCATTGGTTCTTATTGTCTCTATAGATGTCTACAATCCTACCTTTAGAATCCATTAAGGTGAGGACGGTGTAGTCCTCTTGCTTACCTATATCCAATCCTGCGAATACCTTACCCTGTGGTTTAGGGTATGCAGGGAATGTGCATTGGTCTATGTTAGCGAAGACCTCACCACCACCATCTATGAACTCTGCTAAATACTCCTGCTTAAATATAAGCTCTGGAACTGTTCTCTTGGCATCGTCTATCTCTTCCATTGAGATAAAGGGAGTGTCGTAAGAACTGCCCTTATAAGATTTGTAGTTGGGGTAGTCATCACTCTGCCCATATTGGAATAGTTCGTAGAACCAGTTCTTACCTTTCGGTGTAGAGATGAAGAGAACCTTCTTACCTCTTACAAGTAGGGTTGGCTTGATAGCCTCACTCCAAGCATCGTCTTTAATGAATGCTGCCTCATCTATGATGGCATAGTCTAATGTCATACCCCTTATGTTATCATATCTTTCAGCACTCCTAAAGTAGATGACACTACCATTCTTGAGTTCCAACTCCGAAGAGGAGTAGTTATTAGACTTGACAATACCAGAGGCTGCGATTGCAGACATCAGTTCCTTTTGTACTTTGTTTGCTTGTGAATATACAGGGGATACCCATAGTATCTTACAGGGGCTATTGTTGAAGCCCCAATACAATGCAAGGTTCATACCCATCATAGACTTACCGAACTGTCTGCCTATAGATGCGATGTGATACTTCTCCTTACCACCTACTATAGATTGTAAGAGTTCTGCTTGAACCTTGTGAGGACTGAAGCCCGTTACTGTCATTCGTCTCTTTCGTTGATTGGTGTACCGAACTCAAAGGTAATGTTCTTGAATAAGTCCTTACCATCTGCACCAGTAACCTCTTGCCTTGCGAGTTTAGGAATCATATACTCACTTAACTTGAGCATCAAGTCCATCGCTCTCTCTGGGTTCTCTGCTGCTACTTGCACAAGCCACTCGGTCATATTAGTGAGGTTATCCTCTACTAACTTCTGGTAGGCATCTCTAATCTCGGCAGTAGTCTTGTTGGGTTTACCCTTTGGTCTACCCTTTGGATTACTTACCTCTCCTTTCTTGAATCCCATTATAAATCGTTATTGTTTATAATGTTAACCCTTTGATTATCGTTTCGTTTACTCCTTGATAAATGATACCCAATGAGTTTGCATACGCTTACCAGATTTATGTCCAAACAATGGTTTGTGTTCAGTAAGTTCTAATATGTCCTTTATGGGGAATTGCACTTCATTCCATTTGAATATAAGAGTGCCATTTGGTTTTAGAACTCGGAAGCATTCCTTGAATCCTTGTTGTATCATATCTTTCCAATCTCCTGTAAGATTACCGTATCTCTTGGTAATCTCTCCTAATTCATTTCTTTGAATGTGAGGTGGGTCAAAGACCACAAGGTAGAATGTATTGTCTGGTTGTTTGATGTCAGTAAAGTCTCCTATGATGTCTGGAGATATTGTTATTGACTTATTGCCACTTGGGTAATTGTTGGTGTGTGTTTCGCATCTCTTGTCAATATACAATGCTCTCTCATCGTGTTTATCAAACCACATACCCCTTGCTCCACAACAAGCATCAAGCACCTTCTTCATCTCTTTTCTTTTTAGCCTCTTCCCTAAATAGCTTCTTGATTGCTTGTGAGTTAGACCTTCGTGCTTGTCTATTCTCTCGTGTAGGTGCATCAGGTAACTCTATGAAGTTCTTAACGAATGCTTGTTCATCTCTTGATAGTTGCCCTCGCAGGTGTACCTGCACTAACAGTTCAAAGAGGTTGTTTAGGTTGTTCCTGTTGATGAGTACCGTAGCACTCTTTCCTTGTTCTTCCATATTAGAATCTTAATAGTCTTCTTCGTCTCTCGTACTTACGGATAAGTTTACCTAATGACTCAAGGTGTTCATCTGTTCCTTTGTTGAATCCTGTAGCTGATGAGGATACTACTGTGTTTATTACATCCCATCTTAAATCGCTTATGTATCTGCTAATGTACATTAGGTGTCGCTTCTTGCGAGTCCATTGCTTAATCATTCTCAATCCCATAATCTTCTTTGTCTCGGTTCATTAATTCAAGTAGCGTGTCTTTCATCTTGGGTCTATGTCTTCTTGGGTTACGATAATCTCAATGCCTGTGTACTTGAGTTGTGTTAATGCCTTACGGCAATCTCTGGCTTTCTCTATTGTGTCAAAGACTACATCAAATTTGTCCTTAACGAATACTCTAAACTTGTTCATAATAGTTTTTGGTGTATTTGGTTTAACATCTCTTTGTACTGTGGGTAGTCACCATACTTTATATGGCAAGGGCGGCAGACCGCCATAAGATTCTCTATGTGGTCTTTAGTAGTGCTACCCCCACTACCTCTATTGTCTATATGGTGTATGTCGTTGGCTCGTGTCCCACAAACCTC